GTTCACATTCCCTCGGCTTGTTGTCTGCACCAGCAGCGTCTCAGTGTCCCTGATAGCTAGGATGTCGCCGATCCCGAATAGGTCCTGCCTGATGCGAGCATGTGGGTTCCACTTCTCGACAATCTGACAGAGATAGCCGTCTTGCCTGAGTTTCTCTAGGCTTCGTTGCGTTGGTGATTTGCCGCTCATCGTGTAGAACCTGCCTTTCGTCTGCTGGTATTAAATTTGTCTTGCAAGCCTTTGTGGTTTCGCTAAGATTACTCCACCAACTAACGGAGAGCGATATGAAAGCAAATAAATTTTTGTTCCGCTGGGCAGATTCATCAAAACTAACTGCCGACAAAGCAATGACGCGCATTAGATTAGCCTGCGACCTACGGGCTTTTCGCAAAGACCCAAACGTAACCATCAAGCGTTACAAAAGCGTCAACCAAACCGTTTTTCACGTCCAAAACAGTGCTGCAAATGTTTCTGCGTACTTTGTAATGAGATAACAACCGGGGCTTAGGTCCCTTTTTGCTATGAACGAAGATTATTACTTTGACAGGATGCTATATGAACACGACAGAGAAAGAGAAGAAGATGAGCTTGCTGAAAGATTGGCTGACAGCGATAGTTTTTGGGATATTGTTTGGGACGATGATGTTCCTTTTCATAAGATAGAACGTTTTTACAGGATAAAACGATATGCAGAAAGTTTACGAAAGCATCAGCAAGGTGATGAGTGCGATCTCCAAAGCAGGGATTGCCAAACAGAGGACTAACGAAGCGCAGAGATACCAATTCCGCGGTATTGACGATGTTTACAATGCAATGGCTCCCATTCTTGCGGAGCATAAACTGTGCATCCTCCCTCGCGTTACAGACCGTCAGGTTGTCGAGCGTGTCAACAAGTCTGGCACTGCTTTGTTCTACGTCACGGTCTCGATGGAGTTTGCTTTAGTCTCCGGCGAAGATGGCTCTAGCCACGTTATATCGACGATTGGCGAGGCTATGGACTCAGGTGATAAGGCAACCAATAAAGCAATGTCAGCGGCTTACAAGTACGCTCTTATGCAGGCCTTTTGCATCCCAACAGAGGGTGATAACGACAGTGAGAATCAGACCCACGAAGTAGTGTCTGAATCCAACTTCGACAAGGATCTCGAGAAGATCGCCAGCGCTAACAAAGACAATCTTAGGAAGGTTTATGAGGAGGTTTTTGTTAAACACAAAAAGTCGCCTGACCTTGTGAAACAAATCGAAGCGGCTAAAGACAAACGCAAGAAGGAGCTAGGCCTGTGAGACCTGTATACGAAACTGAGTTAGATAGAAAAAAAGAACTAGCCGTCGCGCAAGCCTTTGCTGATCGCTTTAACTACGACATTTACCGACTTCCCAAATTCTACGAAATGGATTTCGCCGCCTATCAAAACGGCCAGCTCGTTAGATGGGTGGAGGTGAAAACAAGGAACTGCAAGTCAACTGATTACAACACTTATATGCTTGACTTTGGAAAGTTACGATCTGCCATCAGCATCCAAAACGCGTCGCAAAGATCGGTTGTTCTTGTTGTCCAGTGGACTGACACGATGAAGTATTGGACGTTTCGTGTTGGCTATCCAATCCTACCCGGTGGCCGTACAGACAGAGGAGATCCTGATGATGTTGTTCCTTGTGTTCATATTCCTATTCATCAATTTGTAGACGTATGAAAGACCCGCACAAAGCCGTCGACTACATCCTTAAACACGCTCGGCAGTTCGCCGATGCTAAAGCCCAACGGGTCTATTTAGAAGAGTTCAGGAAGTCTAAGAAAGCTATCCTGATGAAGGCTAGTCTTGAGAACGCTTTAGGTGCTCAAGAACGTGACGCTTACGCTCACCCGGAGTATTTAGAACTCTTACACGGGCTTAAGCAAGCCGTCGAGATCGAAGAGAAGTTACGGTGGGACCTTATTGCAGCGCAGGCAAGGATTGAGATCTGGAGGTCTGAGCAGGCTAATCTGAGAGCCGACATCAGGAACACTGCGTGAACTGGCGGTCTAAGAAACTACTTGAGGCTTGCAGAGAACTACCTTGTGGGCTCTGTGGTGTCGAGGATGGAACGGTTGTCGCGGCTCACTCTAATCAACAGAAAGACGGTAAAGGAACGGGTATCAAGGCACATGACTTTCGGGTCGCTGCGCTCTGTTATCGGTGTCATATGCAGATAGATCAAGGAGGCGCAGGGAAAGAAGAGAAGCGACAAGCGTGGGAGGAAGCCCACAGAAAGACGATTGGTTGGTTATTTGAAAAAGGAATCTTAGATGTCATCAGTAAATAAAGTGATCTTGATTGGTAACGTAGGCAAAGACCCTGAGTGCAGATATACAGAAGCAGGAACTGCTTTAGCGAATCTCACGTTGGCGACAACTAATCGCTGGAAGAACAAACAAGGCGAGCCTCAAGAAGAAACCGAGTGGCATCGTATCGTTGCCTATGGGAAGCTCGCAGAAATTATTGAAAAGTACGTCCAAAAAGGAAAGCCTTTGTACATAGAAGGAAGGCTTCAGACGCGGAAGTGGACAGACAAACAAGGAGTCGACAGATACACCACTGAGATTATTGCTGAGAGCCTACAGATGCTCGGTCAAAAAGGCAGTCGAAAAGACGACGATGACGAGATCGCATTCTGATGGAGCAGGGAACCGAGGAGTGGAGGCTTGCAAGGCTAGGGAAGGTGACAGCTTCCCGTGTCTCAGATGCGCGAGCTAAAAAGGGTACGGCTACACGAGCGAACTACATCGCAGACATCCTTGCAGAAAGACTCACAGGGACTGTGGCCGAGACATTCACGAACTCTTATATGGAATGGGGAACACTGAACGAACCGCTTGCAAGAGCCGCGTATCAAATAAAGACGGGTCGCTGGGTAGAACAAATCGCTATCGTCGATCACCCGACAATCCCTTATTTCGCTGCAAGCCCTGATGGTCTAGTCGAGGATGGGCTTATAGAAATAAAGTGTCCTAAGACCTCGACGCATATCTCTTATTTAACCGCGGGAGAAGTGCCGACAACTTACAAGAATCAAATGATGGCACAGATGGCTTGTACGGGTCGCAGGTGGGTCGATTTCGTTTCGTTTGATCCTAGACTGCCCGAAAGACTACAGCTCTTTGTAGTGCGTTTTGAGCCGCCTGAAGAGGATATTAAAAGCCTAGAGACTGACGTTGTTAATTTTCTAACTGAAGTAGATAATCTAATGGAGAAGCTATGAACTGGAAGGAACTCATTGAAAGCCAAAGGACCCCTAGAACCTTTAGACCCGTCGAGGAGATCTGGCGCGAACACGGCTGGAGACCTCCCTCCACAGAATGCCCAGACACCATCGAAAAGCATCGGGCCTTTAGATCGTGGGCAATGGCTGGAGATCATCAAAGCGGTGAAGTCCAGTGATAGATCGGAAATTGCGCAGGCTTATGAGGCTGCTATGCCGTATGTCGTACAAGACTGGGCTAACTGGCTTTTATCGAAGCCTCGTGCGGCTCGGTTACCGCTAATCGAAAAGATTGCAAAACACCACGGGGAGGCAGTAGGAGAGATGGTGAAGCGGAAACTTACCGAGCTACACCTTTCACGCGCTCAAAACTCCTCATGCCAGCAATCCCCAACATCCCGCTCAAAATAACCCACAGAGCCTCTGTATCCAGCATAGGAGGAGGCTTTACTTCTTTGGGAACATAACCCTCGGCCTGCAGCCAGACCCACGCCCAGACAAGAAGAGGGTAGAGAAGAAACTGATAGGCCATCGCGCCAGCACCAACCCAACCGATAGCGGGTCGCCAACCGGCCACAAAGAGATTCTGATTAGCAGCCTCAACCTTGTTGACTTCCATCTGACCGAGGTCGACAGCCTGATCTATTCTTTTAGATTCAAGCTCAAGTTCCATCCGTTCTTTATCGGACGTGTGAAGGTCGCCGATAACCTTCCCAACAGATTCAACGACAGAGGATATGCCGAGGATGTTCACAGCTTGAGTGCTCGATTGATCCAGCCTAAAAGAAACTTAATTTGGCTTCGGTCTCTCATTACGATGTCCCGATACCTAGCGATCTTCGCAAGGGCATAGGAAGCCACAAAAAGCTCTTCGTTCATTTGGTTGAGGGCTTGTATCGACTTAGGACCGATAACGCCGTCTGGGGCGGTTTTAACGCATATCTGAGCTAGTTTGGAAGCCACAGAAACACCCGCATTCACAGCGAAGTTAAAGATAGAAGATGCAACGACAGGATTGAGTTGGTCGCCTTGTATGCGATCCCAGAATTCAGACTTGTAAAAGTCCCTGACCATTTGAGTTGGTGGGGTTTCGTCTCTGTCGATAAAGCCCCATCCCGGCCAGTGAGGGTTCTTGTTTCTCGCAATCCCTGCGTAGGTCAAACCGCCAGTGTCGCCTTTTACTTTATGCAGGACATATCCACCTTCGTCCTGAATCATCTTGTCAAAGGCTGACTCAAAACTCATTTGTCTGCTTTGCCCTCAAGCCGGTCAAAGATCTTGCCGAGCATAAATTTAATCTCGTGAATATCGGTCTCGTAATCCTTCTTAAGGACATAATCGTGAGGCAGATTCTTTTCGATGTCCCGAAGATCGCGTTGCATTTCTTTTACAGCCTCCCAAACAACTCGGAAGATCCAACCGAAAGCCGCTGAGATTGCGCCGAATAAGATGTTAATGAGAGTTTGGCTGTCCATAGTATTCAAGATTCCTGATAAGCCGTTCATCATCTGGAGACAGCCTGACTGCCTCCGCTCCGTGTCTTATCGCCTCGTCTTTCATACCTAGATGAAACGCCGAGATCGCTGCAAGATCATGCGGCTTAGATCCCCACACTTCAGGATCGCAAGTGTAGACAAGTTCTCTATCTACGATGCTAAGTGCCATTGTAGCCGCGTGGTGGCATTCTTTCCACAGATGTTTCTTATAACAAGACATCGCAAAATCGACCCACGGTTCTCGTGTTCCCGGAGCCTCAGCAATCGACATCCTGAACCACTTTAGAGCCGTCCAGTAATCAAGTTTCTCATCGTAAGCCTGACCTAAGAGCCTCATCGCGTAACACCGTTCATTTGGCCACGTTGCTTCAGGCATATTCAGATAAGCGTTTAAAGCCTCTATGGCCTCGTCCCAAAGACGGTAGAACGTTAACTCTCTAGCGAAGTAAAAAGCGTTTCTAGGGCATCTAGGATCCTCTTTAACAGCCATTCTGAGGAGGTCAAGATACTGTCCGCGGGACTTTGTAGGATCAGGGTGATGAGAGACTAAGAGCTTGTCTGTTTGAGCGTAGACTTCTTTTGTTCGGAGATCAGGTCTAGGGTACTCATGCACCGGATGATGCCAGCGGTATCCGCTTCGATGGTGGATCTTTTCGTAGTAAAAAAGAATGTTATGCCCCCAATCGAACTTGTATCTCAATCGAGTCGTTTCGGGCTTCCAGACGCTTTCTATCTCTTCGCGCCAGCCGGGTTCTAAAACCTCGTCGAGGTCTAAAGAAACACAGACATCGTAGTCACCGGGTATAAGACATAAAGCCGTATCTCGCGCCATATCGAAACGCCACGGCTTCACAGATATATCGTAGACGATAGCGCCACATTCTCTGGCTAGGCTTGCAGTGTTGTCTGTAGAACCTGTGTCCGCTATCAGGATAAGGTCAGCATCTTTCGCTGAGTCACAGAATGTTTTTACAAACTGCTCTTCGTTTTTTGAGATTGCGTAGACGCAAATATTAAGGCGACGATAAACAAAAACGCCAATTTCATTCTCAACAAACTCTTGCCACGGCTTACCAAAACAGTCTACAAAGCCATCCCTTGTCCAATTATCTACAACATGCTTTTCGTAAGGATTCCCATCGTATGCGTCTTGTGGGTAATGACCTAACGGAATGCTAACAATGACATATTTAGATGATCGGCATTTGTCTAAAAGACTCTTTGCCTCATCCTTTGTCATGTGCTCTAAAACATCACCGAGGATGACAACGTCGTAAACGCCAATATTGATATTGCGAGCATCGCCCACGATCACTTGATCGTAAAGATTACGCAGGTCAAATTGCTCTACGTTTGGTTGCCATATTTCTATGGCCGTCCAATGCTGCCCCGGCTTTTTGAATGCGGCATAAGTGCCGCTTCCTGCACCTATGTCTAAAACTGTTTTGGGGTTGATCTGTTTAAGAAGCTCTGTCGTGTAGTGTTTGCCACTAGGGCTTGAATACGGCATTGTTTTATCCTATTTGAATTTCTACCCAGCTTGTCGTTGCTTCATCCCAACTATACATCTTACCGTCTGTGGGCATTGCTACTGGAGCTTCCCACTGAGCATTAGCGTTTAACAACCAGCTAGCAAAGGGCTTAGGCGGCACAAACGCATCAATGTCTGCTCGGTAGGTGTAGCCGATGCCTGCATAGTTCTTTCTGATGTTGCCGTTGTATGAGGTCTGCTTCCACGTTCCACCGAGAATCTTTTCTAGGTGTGCAGCACCGATGTGTTCTTTCTCCACGCCAAACGCATCAGCCGTGTCCTTGTTATCAACAACGACAACCTGAGTAACAACATTGTTCTCGTCAATTTTTGCAAAGTGACTCATCTAAGCCTCCAGCCTTAAGCCTGTTAAATCCATCTCTTCCCCTACGACACCGACAGGGAAGGTATTAAAACTGAGTGAGATTCTTGTGTCCTCGCCCTTTACTTCAGGAACCATATGCGTGAGCGAAGAAGGAAAAAGAATCAGTCTGCCTGCATAAGCCTCAAACCACCAACTCTCAGAGTTATACGGGTTCCACTGGTCAGGAGGAAACTTGATCTGCTGCCAGCCATCTTTGTAGAAGTAAATCCGATCATCAGGGTTGGTCTGGACATAAAACACGCCTGAGATGTAGCTATTAGGATGAGCGTGTTTGTGATGGTACTGACCTTGCTCTGAATAGTTGCACCAGCTTTGCGTGACTCTTAAGGATACGTTGTGCTTAGGATTGACTGTGGACTTGAAATATTCCGATACAGCATCCTCGATGAACGAACGTAGGTTTGTCAGTACAGGGCTACGCAAGACAAAGTTATCAGTGCTTGTCGTGTTGCCCTGATTCGGTCTTGTCTCAAGCTCACGGATGAAGAACAACTCCTCATCAGACAAGGGACGACCTAACTCAGCAAATCCAACAGGTGTCGGAAACAGATTATGCAATTGCATCTTCAATTTCCTTTTGCTTGATACCCATCTCTTCTAACTGTTCAGGTAGCCAGATCGTAGGGATTGAATCTTCAAACTCCTTGATCTTGTCTATCACCCAATATACTTCTTCGATACTCGGGCAAGGTCTAGGATCATCCCAGCGTGTGAATACGTTGTTAGAGATTTCCCACTTCGCCCCAGGACGTAGTAGGTGCATTGCTGTATCAATCCCCAGAAACCTAAATACCTTTGTTGTCATAGACCCTCTTATTGATTTATTTTTATGATGACGATACCGGAGCCGCCTGCGCCTGCTGATTGGCCAGGGGCCACAACACCTATGCCACCACCACCGCCACCTGTATTAGCTGTTCCTGACGTTCCTGTACCACCTGTACCACCAGCACCACCACCGCCAGCCCCACCAGAACCGGCTGTTGGGCCTGTATAAGCGCCACCTCCGCCACCGCCTGCATAGGTTACCGATGAGCCAGTAATCGTAGATGCTTGTCCAGCACCTCCGTTACCACCAGAACCAGGAACAGTTCCATTACTGCCAGCGGCACTGGCCCCACCACCACCACCAGCATTAAAAGCAGCACCTGTTCCACCATCAAAACCTTGATAAGCAACCGCTGGCGCGCCATTACCTCCAGCAGAAGGTTGACTTGGTGTGTTACCGATTCCTTTAGTGCCATTACCTCTTGCGCCACCACCAGAACCACCGTTACCACCGTTATCTTGAGCAGATGGGTTACCCGCACCTTTACCGCCACCAGCAGAAACAATACCAGGAGAAGCAAAAGGAGATGGACTTGATCCACCAACAATGGAAGAACTACCGCCCTGAGTTGCAGCGGTTGTGGTGTAAATTGCACCTGTTCCACCTGAACCAACAGTAATGACGTATTCAGTTCCAGCGGAAACGCTTGCGGCAGTTCCTGTCCTAAAGCCGCCTGCGCCACCGCCGCCACCGGAATTATCACCACCACCACCACCACCACCCGCAACCACAAGGTAGTCAACAGTGCCATTGATAGGACATTTCCACGTGGTCGTGCCTTTGAACGTAAATACGGTTTGGCTTGGTACGGTGTACTTGAGGATTACTATGCCGCCAGATCCATTACCACCTGCTGC